TACATATTTAATTTGTTGTGATTTTAAATATATAACGGAGTTTGGCTTCTTATTTTATACTACTGCGGAAATTTTGGCGACCCTCCTACCAACGAGAAAAGCGGAAGAACCTTTTTTTATTCCTACTTTCTCAACTATAGATTTATTATCCGATATACTGTGGATATACAAGCTGCCTTTCTCGTTTTCTCTTACTATAATCCAACTGTCAGATTCACCAATTTGAGTTTTAAATAGATGAACTTTTAAACGGCTGTCATGTTTATCTTTTCCATATCCTACATACGATGATTCTTGTAATAATCGTGAAAGTCTGAGTAAAGCCTCGTTCTTCTCTTCTATATTAGCAAACGGTTGATTTAACCATTCTTTTACCCCCGCATTAGATATTTTTGCCGTTTTGTTTAGATATGGGAGATTTATAGGCCTGTTCAATAATGTCTTTTGCGCAATACGTCTGATCTCTTTCCGTCTTTGCTTTACCTCTTCTGGTAAAGATGTTTCCCCCGTCACACCGTAGCCGCCTACATTCTCCTTCCACCATTCGCGCATCGCCTTGTCCATCTTTGGAGCGCTGCCGGATGTGCCGGCTTTCTTTACGACATACTTAACAACATCGGGATTGGCTTGGAGATTGTCAACACGCAATATATCGAAACCTTCCAGGGTGTCGATGTCTTTTAATGAATAAGAGGCGAGTTTTCCGGTCTGTGGATCATAGAACCGCAGCTTACCGTCACTAAGACGCTCTGCTGTTATTATATGTCCGCTTTTCTTCTTTTTCCATTGCCAGCTGATGTGGTAACGTCCAGTCTCAGACATTGCCTGCTCAACCTTTTGCCAATAACTCTTGTCGGTCTCATACTTGGTTGACACACGGACATAGCCACGGGCATTTACCGTCTTTTTTACATCTAAAACTTCACGCTTCACGATTGTTGCAACCGGTACCCGGCCGTTTTTATCAAGCCATGCCGCTTCTGTTTTGTATGACAATGCGTGGGGACCATAATTCAAGGTGTTACTGTTTCCGTATGCCTCCACGTCAAAGCCGCGTCTGCGCAACTCATTGGCGACAACGCAGCTTTGGCAGTTAATACGGTACATCTTGTCCTCACTATAATGAGGATTGCCGCGAAGCTCGTTGGCGGCTTCAAAACTCATTGGATTGCCGCGTCTCACGCCGAGAACCTCATCCACCGTAAGTACCTCTTTACTCTTTGGCTGCGCCGTTACCGCTACCCCTTTCCTCGCATCCACATACTTAGGGTTGTCCTGCACCCAGTACGGCAGGCTCTTGGCGTTCCTCATACGCCCGCTGTTGTTCTCCACCCATGCCTTGAATCCGGCAGGCGTGTCCATCACCTGCTCGCCTTGCGGTATATACTTCTTCCCCTTCAGAAACTCATCCGTCACCTTGGCCATCTCGTCCTCGCTCACGAGTATAGGCGTGGCGTAGCAGAAGCACTGGGGGTGCCACCCCACAAACTTGAAGTCCTTGGGATAGTCACCCTCCACGTCGTCGCAGATGTCGCGCACGGGGTGCTGACGGCTTAGCGAGATATGTATGCCGAGCACGAAGTCGAGTTTCTGCCAGCGCTCATAGTCCGCGTTCCGGTATGCCATGTTGGTCTCTGTCCTCGTTACGCGCATGGCGTTCTTTGCCGACGACTTGTATACGCCGCGCCCTGTCCGGTAGCTGTCACGGTCGTAGTCTATCCACCGCACGCCCCCCGTTTTCTCGTCCCTCACCTTCTTCTTCCACTTCCTGCCATACACAGGCCGTTTGCCCGTCACCTCGCCTGTCACAGGGTCTGTGATGTCCTCTTCCCCTTTCTTGTACCGGAATCTCCGGAACATCAGATCCGGGTCGTTAAGGCATTTGCGCACCGTCCTGCTCATCTGTGCCGCGCTCTGACCCTCACCGATGCCCACCGTCATGGCCATCTCCATCTCGTCGCGCAGCTGACGGGTGCTCTGCCATATACGCTCGCTTAGGTTCAGCCCCTTGTCCGACCGCTTGATGAACGCGCGCATCGCCTGCTCGTTATGCGATGTCCACGCGCGGAACATCCCGCTGTCAAGCAGCTTCTTGCCGAAACACTGCCGCACAAGCTCGTCGCACTCGCTGTTGGCGATGCTCCATTCCGTCTTTATGCCGCGCTCCACCGCGGCGGTGGCGGCGGCATGCAGGCGGCGCAGAAGCGCCTCCACCTTGTCCCTCACCTGCACCGTGTCGCCGTCAAACGAGTACATCACGCCCTCGTCCAGTTTCGGCAGCGTCTTCTTCAATGCGAGTATCTCGTTTACAGTCGCGGCAAAAAGTCGCCGCACGGTCTCGGCGTATGCCTCCGTGCGTATTATCCGGTTTGATGTCCTGCGTTGTCCCTCTCTCCTCATGCCTCAACGTCTTGGTTATTCTGCCGTGCCTGCACCCTCGTCGCCGTCCGGCATGTTGAACAGGTCGGCCTGCTGCTTCTGACGCTCCTCCTGCTCACGTCTCAGACGCTCTTTCTCCAGTTCCTTGTCTTTCACAAGAGGATTCTGCTCTATGGCCGTCTCCTCGCTTATGATGCCGGCGCCGAATGCCGTGGCCACGTTCTGCAGCTGCTCTGTCACGTCATCGCCGAACGGCTCCTGCCACTGGTGCTCTATCTCCATCTCCTTGCACTGCCTGGCAAGCGACACGTCTAAGACGTTGCCGATGATGGCCTTTATCAGCGAGGCGGTTCTGTCCATCATCTCGTCCCATGTGTCCTTGCGCCTGTCGGCCTTGATATATCCGAGCAGCAACACCGTCCGCATCGCCTTTGCCGACAGCTGCGAGACCTGCCGCATCGTGTCAAGCGTGATCTTGGGCGTGAAGGTCATGTTCATTATGGTGTCATTGAGGAAATCCGTCTCCGCTTTCTTAGCCTCCGAGGCGTGGTCGTAGGTCAGATACTTCGCTGCGTTGTTGACATCCGCACCCTCGCCTACTATCGCGAGTGTCTTTACCGCCTCTTTCTTTTCCGGCATGTTCTTTATCGTGTCGGCGTTCATAAGCAGTATCGGGTCCTCCAAATAGTCGTTCGTGTCGGCGGTGCGGCTGCTCTTGCTCTCTATGCGCTCTATCAGCGGCTGCGCCCCGTGGTGCTCCTCCTCCTGCCGGAAGATTATCATGTTTATCTTCCCCGACAGGTTGGCCTCCTCGGTGATATCCCAGCCTAACCGCGCTTTCACGCAATGATATGTCGTGTCGGGGGTGTACACCTCCATGCACTCCATCGTGTCGTCACCGTCCTTGCCCGAATACCCCCATGCCGCCGTCAGCAGGTTTCCGTACACGTCCCATCGCGTATATATGTCGTCACCTTTGCTTGCCGCAAGCACCCTTATCTGAATATCCGGACTGCCGTCATCGTTCCTGAACACACGGAAGAGCAGGGCACTCTCGCCCTCCGCGCCCGCAAGGCGCTTGGCTTCCCTCAGCTTCGCGTTGAAGTGCGTGTGCTTCAACACCCACTGAAACTTCTCAAACGCCTCGTCACATCCCTCGCTCTTGTTGCTCCACGCCAGCGGCCGCCCGAGCAGGAACACGAGAGCCACCTCATTGATGTACTGCTGATACGGCACCGGTATCTTGGCGGTCTTCTCCACGCGCAGCAGACGGCCTAATTTGTTGGTGACGGTCTTGTCGGGACGCCTGTTTATGGCGTGAAGCTCCGGATCGTACTGCGCATACAGCTCCAATGAGCGTTTTTTCAGACACTGCATCTTGCTGACCGCCCGGCTCACGTCGCCGGCCCTCAGCAGCTCCTCAAACTCTTGGTTCTTTCCCGTGAGGTAATTCATCTCATTACGGAAGAAATTTGTTAAAATGTCAAACATGCACTTTTGTTTTTGTTGTTAATAATCCATTCCTTATGTCATTCATCCTTTATCTAAGCGTGAAGTTGTCATAGTCCGTGTCATCGTCGTCATCGTCGTACAGGTCGTTGATACAGTAGCCGAGTATGTCCACGTATTCGTCATGAGGCTGGGTCGGGAATCCGCACACCTCGTCCAAGAACTCTTCGTTCCAGTCGCCCTCCACCATGTAGACACGTCCGCACTCCACACGCGGCGAGACAGCCCGCAGCCGCACCTCCTTGCTGTCCGTGGGCGTGGCGGTGTATCTCACGTTCAGCGTGGATATTGACTTCAGCATCTGCGCCACGCTCTTGCCGTTGGCTTTCGGCTCTATGTTCAGCCGGCTCTCCTTGCCGCCCCCATGCGCGCGCATGTATTCCGGAAGGAAGCGCAGCAGCTCCGGCATCTCCATATACATCTTGTGGCCGTGCACGAGATATATGTCATTGTCTATACGGCAGCCTGCCAGTATGCCGCTCGGGTCGTTGTCCGCCTTGCCGCTCCTCTTGTCGTATGCCGTGTCGAGATAGAAGTGCACGGGCTCACGGAATCTCTTTGCCCTGAACTCGCAGTAGCTGATACGCTGAAACCAGTCACGCTTCACGATGTTGCCGCCCTCCACCGTCGGGTGCTGCTGGTAGAGGGCGGTGAACTCTTTCGGTGCTCTCTCTCTGAACTTCTCTAATTTCTCCTTTGAGTGCCGTTCCGGCCACAGCGCGTCGCCGACGCTCCGGCATGACTGAAGGTCTCCGTCGTGCTCCTCCTCGCAGATGGCGGGTATCGACAGCACGGTCCAGTCCGCCGCGTCTTTCCGCAATATCCTTCCGGCGAGGTCGTCCTCGTGCCACCGCGTCATTATGAACAGCTGTCTGCTGTCGTTGTGCAGGCGCGTCGACAGCACCGAGTTGTACCAGTCCCACACCCTCGCCCTGTATGTCTCCGAATTCGCTTCCATAGCGTCTTTCACGGGGTCGTCTATGATGGCTATGTCCACCGGAGTGCCCGTCAGCGAGCCGCCGACACCCACGGCCTTGTAAAAGCCCCTGTGCCCGACGGTCTCGAAGATGTCGACATTCCTCAGATAGCCTCTTATAGATGCTCTGAGGCTTGAGCCGTTAAGATATGTCCGGGGAAATATCTCCTGATACTCCCTGCTGTCTATCGTCCGCTGTATCGACCGCGAGAACTGCTCCGCAAGGTTTGACGAGTATGAGCAACCCACAATTTTCAAATCCGGATTCCGCCCCAACGCCCATGCGGGGAAGTTGCGCGATATTATCTCGCTCTTCCCGTGCTGCGGCGGCATGAACACCATGAGGTTCTTTATCCTCCCCTCAAACAGCATCTGGCAGTAGTCCGCTATCAGCTTGTGAAACCAGCAGGTGCGGTATTTCGGGCTGAGATACGGTATGAACATATAAAACAGCAGCGGGGCGTCTCTTTTCAGAAGCTCCCTGCGTAGCTCAAGTTTGCGTCTTATCTGTTCTTCCGTCAGCTCCATGGCATTACATCTTCTGAAGCTCCTCTAATCTGTTCAGCTCCTCCAGTACCGCGTCACGGCTCATCGCGTCTTCCTCTTTCTCCGTTTTTATAGCCACGTCATTACGTTGCGTATTCTGCCACCTCTCTGGTGCTATATTTGACAGGATGAATATGCCTGCCCCAACGTTCGGCTCTACATGCTTTTTTGTCTTTGTCTGTTTCTTTATCTCCGGTCTGCCGGCCACATTCTGATATTCTGTCTTGACCTCCTCATATTCATATCCCTTTGCCGCTTTCGCTAATCTCTATTTTGTCATTGTTTAATTTAGCCATATATTTTATTGGTTCTTCCGCTTTTCTCGTTGGTAGGAGTGGTTAACCAGTCTTGACGGTCTCATCTTTCATGGCGAGCAATATCAGTTTGAAGTATTCATCATCCCTGTATCCGTATGCCT